CATGGCGTCACCCTCCATCGGCGAACCTCTTCGCCCAGCGTCCCATCCAGGTCTTCCGGGGCCCGCGGAAGTGCACGAAGGTCGCGTCGACCGGGTCCTCTTCGTTCTCCGGCGCCCAGTTGTGTTCAGTGCAGGGCATGAACTTGACGCGGACGCCCTCGCGCATCTCGACGCCGTAATTGAGCGTCGCTCCCACGGCGGCGCCGAGAGCCTTCTGATCCTGCCCCCACTCGATCCCGCAATTCGCGAGAGCCGCACCCCAGAACGGAGCTACGGCAAGGGCTGCTCCCTTGGGAACCGCGATCAGCCCGTTGTTGAGAATGCTGTCGGCAAACGGATGGGTCGTGACCGCCAGATCGAAACTGCCGTCAAAGAGCGGTCGCGGGTCCCGGTTCAGTAGCCCATCGGCGTCCAATAGGAGAACGTCGTCGTTCGGGTCCGAATTCAGATAGGCGAGATGGGCCGTCAGAGAGGCCAGCATGACATTGAGCGGCAATGCCGTCTGAAACACCGCGAAGTCTCCGAGCCGCGGCAGATCCGTCAGGACGATATGTTCACAGTCGAAGCGCTGGCAGGACGCCCGCTGAAGTCTCAGACACTCCATGAAGTCGTAGCGGTGTTGAGCGTACCCCGGCCGCGGCGCGTAGAAGGCGGCGACGATCACGGGACGAGGATCTTCACGGGCAGCACGCACTTCGCCTGGGCATCGAGATCGCCCGGATCAAACATCACCTCGCCCTCGAGCCAGCAATGTTGCACCAGGCCCCCAAGCGTGAGCGTGCGCAACATCGCGTTGTCCGGGGCCAACGCCGCCTCGACCGAGTCGACTAGATCGTTGAGCCCGGAATCGGGAGCAACGTGGGGGTCGGCGCCGGCGCGGGAGTAAATCCAGATCTCGAGGTTGAGCGTGAGCCTTGGCAGGATCCCTTGGGCGCGGTCGTAATGGTCGCTGACGTGCCGGATGAACACTGCCGGCTGATCAGTCACCTTGTTCCAGTGTTGCAACCGGCGGCCGCGGGTCAGGAAGTCGGCGCAGGCATAGACGCGCTGCGCAAACGCCTCGATGATCGTTTCCCGATTCATTCATCAACCGCCTCTTGCATCGCCTGATCGAGCTCCGCCAGAAACTCGGCCTCCAAGTCACCGAGCGAATTGCGCAGGAACGCCTCTGCGGCGATGTTGGTGGTTCGAGTGTAGGCGGCGGCGAATGAACTCGACGGGTTGGCAAATATGGAGGCGATCCGTATGTGCCCCTGACGCGCGCGCTGCCCCGCGACGCGGGAATTGACGGTGATGGTCCTGTGCGACCCATACTCAAGGGTGCCGGCCTTCCCGAAGTCGGCGATGATGCGAACATATCCGGCGATGCGGTCCGGGTTGTCGCTATAGACCTTCTCGACGGTAGTCGACCGCAACTTTCCGGTAAGGAACGGCTCGCTGCTCAGGACGGTGGCCTCGAGCCGGTCCGTCATCTTCGTGATCGTCTCGAGCAGGCGGTCGTGCGCCTCGCGCGGGAACTCCTCGAATTTCAGGCCGACCTGGCGATCGCCGGTGATTTCGACCGAGATCGTCACGTCAAGGGCACTCGGTAATTGTCAAGGATCGCGGCGATCTCCGCGGGCATGTTGCCCTGCATGGGAGGGGCGCCGATCCAGTATTCCTGCCGGCCGACGCCGGGCTGGTCCTGCACCTTCAGGAGAGGGTCTCGCTTGCGGGCGGCAAATCGCGCGGTAACGAGGCGGATAACCGCCTCGGCGACGTCGACAGGAACGCTCGCATAGCCGGCCTGATAGGCGACGGCGACCGGAAAGGGCTCCCACCGCGGTGCAAGCCGAAGGTCGCTGTCCAGCCGATAGAGCCACCCGTGCGGGTCGTCGCGCTTGTAATCCGTGTCCGCGACCATCGTCACGGTGGTCCCATCGTCCTGCGTCTGGATGACCGAGGTAACGCTCGTCACCGGCCAGCGCGAGAGGCGCAACGGTTGAGGCTGCCCCGGAGGGCGCCAGGGATAGGCTCCCCGGCGAATGTAGAAGGTATCCACCAACGTCTCGACCGGGAACACCCGATTGCAGTATTGCGCAACCTTCGCGGATTCGCTCGTGATCGAACGGGAAAGAAAGTCGTCGTCCTTCGTGCTGCTCTCGCCCAGTTCCTTTTTGACGGTGTCGATGTCCGTCAGGTCGTAGGTACTCGCCGGAACCGTGACGGCGCTGATGATTTCGATTTCCATCAGCCGCTCCGTTTCCGAAACAAGGCGTCCGCTTCGGCGCGAGGGCCAGACTCGGCGCGTCTGGTGACGATCACCGGAATGCGCCGACCCGAGACATAGATCATCCGGCCGTCGACGTAGACGGTATTCGTGGGCGCGGACCGCATCATGCGATCGGCATATCGTCCGATCCTCAAGCGGGAGTCGCGCCCGGTGCCTCCGGCGCCCTTTTCAGCATCATCTGCAATGGCTGGGTAACGAGGACGAGATTGCACCAACTGCGAAACACCTCGGCGTAAAGCCTGCCCTCGGCCAATCGCAACAGTGCCGCGTGCCCGGCCTGGCCTGGGGCGTCGCGTTCGGGAACGAAATCCGGGTGGGCGTTGGGATCGAATTCGATCACGACGACGCGCGGCCGAAACCGCAGCATCGAGTTGAAGAGATGATAATCCTGGCCGTCTATGTCGATGCAGACGAGATCGATGTCCCGTGGCGCCCCGAACTCGGCGAGGATGGGGTCCATTTCCTCAAGCACGTCACATCGACAACGAGCTCGGGTTTCCGTCGCGCTGCAGTTCTGGATCAGTCTCGCGTAGGCGTTAGGGTTCTGTTCAACGAGGATTGCGTCCCAGCCCTGCCGCACGAGGCGACGGGTGTTGCTGAAAAAGAGGCCATCCGCCGCGCCGCACTCGAAGCACCAGCGATTGAGGGGCTTAATAACCTCGAAGATCGCGTCGACAACGCCGTCCTCGCCCCATTGCGAGTAGACGTTCCGCGCCTTCGCTCGAAGCCAATCGAAACTCACGTCCTCAACCAGATGAGACGGTGACGGTGCCGGAGTTGTTCCAGAGCGCGCCCACAACGTGCGGATCCGAAGAGGGCAGAATGAGCGCCGTCGGCGTGAGATTCGCGAGCGTCGCCAGAGTGACCCGGCGCAGATCGCCCGACTGGCTGATGATGATGTGCTCGGTGCCGTCCAGGGCCGCGGCGTCCGGTAGAACGATTTGCGAGGGAGTGTCCGTCATTTCCAAACCCCTTCAGGAGGACCGCCAACGTTGAACTCGTGCATCGGCTGCATGAAGGCCTTCAAATCCTTGCCGGGCCAGCGGACCATGACTTCCATGTGCCCGATCGGCACGCGGTTCGCGAGATAGAGCGAATTCCCGCAGGCCGCCCAGTTCTCCCAGAAGGCGATGTCTTCGTCGACGTGTCCCTCGTTCCAGGTCCCATCCGACGCCGGTATTGAGTGAAACCAGGGCTTCTGCAGCGCCTTCAACTTATCGGCCCGGAGGAGCGTCAGCCCGAAATGCGCCGTCGAGACGCGCTTGAGATCGGGCTCGAAGTCCGAGAGCGGGACGCGGTCGACGTTCTTGCCGTCCTCGCCCTTGGCCGTGAACAACGCTGTTTCCCGGTGACGGGATGACTGAATCGGCGCGAGCGCGTCGGCCTCGGGATGCACCATCATCAACTGGATCAGCCGCGAGACATGCGCGGGCGTGAAGACGCTGTCGTAGTCGAGCGTCAACACCGCGTCGGGGTTGTCCTCCTCGAGGATCTTCTCGAGGCACTTCGTGAGCGACTGTCCCCAGAACGCGCCCCCGTTCTTGCGGAGCTTGATCCCGAGCGGGACGAACGCCTCAAAGGCGCAGAAGAAGTTGTCGAGAAAGCCGAGACGCGGCACGCTCATGGCGGCGCAGACTTTCAGGCTATCAACGAACGGCTTCGTTCCCTCGAGGTTGAGCGAGATCGGGAGCGAGGCGCAGTCCGGCAGTTCCGACTTCCACTCCCGCAGCATCACCAGGCCGGCCTCCGAAAGGGCGCGCTTCAGGTGCTCCCGATCAAAGATCGCCTTGTGGAAGTCGTCGTCGTCCGTCTGCCCTCCCATCACGTATTTCTGGATCTCGACGGGCTCGCCAGCGGTGTATTTATCCGCCGCCTGCCCGAAGTCCGGGACCGCAACGCGCAGCCGGCCGCCGGGCTTTAGAACGCGGACCCATTCCTTCAGAACATCTGCGGTCTGCCCATGCGGGAAATGCTCGAGCACATGGCTCGCGCGCACCTCGTCGACGCTGGCATCGCCATAGGGCAACGGGTAGATCTCGCTGCCATGCTTGTGGCCGAGCGCTTTGAATCCGGGCGGGGAAACGTCCCATGCGCCGAGGTCGAGCTTGAGGGGCTCGCTCACGGGCGCACCACATTCGCGAGATACCAGGCGTATGCGTCTTTGAGCCCGGCAGAGAGCGGGATGCGCGGGCGCCAGCCCAAGGCGTCGAGCCGGGAGACATCCAGCAACTTCCGCGGCGTGCCATCGGGCATGTTGTGATTGAAGATCAGCGCGCCCTCGAAGCCCACGACCTCGGCGACGCATTCGGCGAGCTCGCTGATCGTGATGTCGGCGCCCCAGCCGACGTTGATCGGCCGCTCGTCCGAATACTCCTTCATCAACAGCACGAGAGCATCAGCCAGATCGTCGACGTGCAGGAATTCACGCCGCGGCGTGCCGGTGCCCCAGATCTCGACTTCCGAGGCGCCTGACGCCTTCGCGCGGTGAAACTTGTCGATCAGCGCCGCCACGACGTGGCTGCTCTCGGGGTCGTAATTGTCGCCGGGACCATAGAGATTGGTCGGCATCGCCGATATGAAGTCGCACCCGAATTGACGTCGATAGGCCTGGCAGAGTTTCAGCCCTGCGATCTTGGCGATCGCATACCATTCATTCGTCGGCTCGAGCGGGCCCGTCAATAGGGCATCCTCGGAGATCGGCTGCGGCGCAAATTTCGGATAGATGCAGGAGGAGCCGAGAAAGAGGAGCTTCTTGACGCTCGCGGAGCGTGCAGCGGCCTCGATCACGTTCGCCGCGATCAGGAGGTTGTCGTACAGGAACTCCGCCGGCCGTGTCGCATTGGCCTTAATGCCGCCGACGGTTGCCGCGGCGAGAATGACGGCGTCGATGCTCTGTTCCTTGAAGGCGCGGCGCACATTGTCCTGATCCCGCAGATCGAGACGCGGGCGCCCCTCGATTAGCATGAAACAGTTTTCGCGCTCGAGGCGCCGACATACCGCAGCCCCGACCATGCCGGTGTGCCCGGCCACGAAAATGCGCTTCCCCGCGAGATCGAAGCTCATCGCGCGGCCTCCCAGGAGGTCGACTCCTGCATGGCCGCAAGTTCCGCGCCTACCATCTCGCGCACGAGATCGTGGAAGCGGATCTTCGGTTCCCAGCCCAACATGAGCACGGCCGCAGAGGCATCGCCGCGGAGTTCATTCACCTCAGTCGGGCGGAAATAACGATGGTCGATCCGTACTCTGACGACGCCCGTCTTGGCGTCTCGCCCGATCTCGCCGTGATCGCGGCCTTCCCAGACGATTTTGCTATCAATCTGCGCGAAGGCGGCCTCGACGAACTCCCGAACGCTATGACTCTCGCCCGTGGCGAGCACGAAATCAGCGGGCGCCGGGTGTTTCAGGATCCGCCACATGCCCTCGACATAATCGCGGGCATGGCCCCAGTCTCTCTTGGCGTCGAGGTTGCCGAGATAGATCGGCTCCGGATGCCCGTAGGCAATGCGCGCGACCCCGCGCGCGATCTTCCGGGTGACGAACGTCTCGCCCCGCCGCGGACTCTCGTGATTGAACAAGATGCCGCAACAGGCGTGCAGGCCGTAGGCCTCGCGATAGTTCACCGTCATCTGGTGCGCGAACACCTTCGCCACCGCGTAGGGGCTGCGCGGCTGGAAGGGCGTCTTCTCGCTCTGCGGCGCCGGCGAGGCACCGAACATTTCGGAGCTCGAGGCCTGATAGAACCGAACTCGATGCGGCCAGCCGCCAGAGACGGCGCGCAGCGCCTCCAAGAGGCGCAGCGTCCCCATCGCGATAGTGTCGGCGGTGTATTCGGGCTCGTCGAAGCTCACACGCACATGGCTCTGTGCGCCGAGATTATAAACCTCGTGCGGCTGGATCTCGGCCAGAAGCCGGATCAGAACGCCGCCATCCGTCAGATCGCCGTAATGCAGGCGAAACTGCGATTGATCGTGCGGGTCCGCGTAGAGATGATCGACCCGTTGCGTGTTGAGCGACGAGGACCGGCGTTTGATGCCGTGCACCTCGTAGCCCTTCGAAAGCAACAGTTCGGCAAGGTACGAGCCGTCCTGCCCCGTCGCGCCCACGATGAGCGCGCGCTTGCGCGGTTCCATGTCGGATTTCCCTTGTCGGAGGGCGGCGGGCGGAGGCCGACACCCCCGCCCGCCTATCAGCGCTGACTACGCTCCGGCTGTCGGGCCGGATCGGGATTAGCCCTCGACGAGGTTCAGGACGTTCGCCTTCGTGGCAGTGATCGGCGCCTGCTCACCGCGGCCGAGATTGGCGACGACGCTGAAGGTCTGCGTGGTCGTCGGCGATGCGACGATGTTGAGATACCGCTTGCGAGCGCGGCAATCGACGTTGAACTTGTAGGCGTTCAACCCGCTCGTGGTGGCGATGTAGCCAATGCCCACTACGAAATCGACGTTGGTCGCCGTCGCCGAAGCGCCGCGGAAACCGACCACATCGACGAAGCTCGTCACGACGGTCGTGTCGGACTCCTGGATCTTCAGCACGGACGGAGAGCCCGCCTGCGTCGAGGCAGACTGCGTCGAAGCCAGAATGTCGATGGTGCACCAGTCGAACCCCAGCGTGTCGATGTTGGCCGAGGTCATGGTGGCGGCGTTCGTCGCCGAGACCGCGTTCGCCACCCAGGTAGATTTAAGTTGAGGGAGCATGAGTGTCTTCCTTCTGCGGGAATGGGCGTCTCTCGACGCTCAAAAGAGAGGAGAAATGCGGGCGCCGAAGCGCCCGCTGTCTCAGGGTTACGGCGAGATCAGCGCGACCAGCGGCCCCGCATTCGTGTTGTCGCCCATGTCGTGGACGTTGATGTCGAAGCGCTCCGTCCCGAGCAGGCCGATCTGATCGTTCTCGAAGTAACGATGATCGGACCGCTTGATCGTGACGCCGCGACGCTCGCCCATCGCGGCGGCCTTGGAGAGATCGCCGAAGAAGAACATCGCCTTGCCCGAGCCCGGGGTGACGAGCGGGAGCTTCTGGGCGATGACGACGGGGAACCCGAGGAGACGCTTCTCGATGCCCTGCGTCAGCACGTCGATCCGGTTGCCGCCCGCGCCGGCGGTAATCGTCGCGACGACCGTGTAGAACATCTGCTGCGACATATACCACTTGGCGCCGGCGATCGCGTACTGCGGCAGAACGCCAATCAGGCCTGTCAGATCCTTCATCGCGAGCGACGTGAGCGTCGCGCTCGATGCCGTGAGCTTGCAGGCGTTGTGATTGCCGTCCACCGCCAGCACCGTCAGGCCGCGCATGCCGCCGTAGGTGCTGGTGCCGTCGCCGTTGAAGCCGCAGTCATCTTCCTTCGCCGCAAAAGCGTAGGCGATTTCGCCGACGAGCCAGTCGGCCACCGAGATAACCGCATCCTCGGCAATCTCATTCGACATGCGAGTGAGTGCGCCGAGCTTCTTGGCGGTGAGATTGATGTTGTCCCAAGCTGCCTGAGACTCTGTCACGGACTGATTCTCGCCCGTGAACGAGGCAGTCAAGCCGCCGGTACGACGGGGCCAGTTCAGCGTGTCGCTGCCCATCGGCACCACCTGGCATTCCTGCCGGAAGACGCCGAACTGTTCGCGGAGAACGATGATGTTCGCCATCAACTCCTCGGGAACCAGGAAGCCACCGGCGCTGTCGACGCCTTCGCCCTGGGCCTTCGTCACAGGAACGCCGTGCGTCTTGCACCAGTCCGTCGCCTCGGCATTGCCGAAGATGGTCGCCTTGAACCACATGCCCGCCGTGTAGGCCTGGTCCGCAGCACGGACCATCTGGCCCTCGACCTCACGGTCTTTGAAGTTCTTCAATGTGCCGTAGAGCTTGTGGGCTCGTGCGGGCGCCTTCGGCGTCATGCGGTCCTGACCGGGAACCGGGCTCGCGAGAGCCGCGGCGATCTTCTCCGCAGCCTCGACACGCTCGATCTGTTTCTTGAGGTCCGCGATCTTCTCGAGAAGGGCGTCGTGCACGTCCTGTTTGAAGCCTTCGGCTTCGGACTTGCCTGCCATCTCCTCAAGTTCTTTCACCGCCTTGCTCAGCGCTTGGCGGAGCTCATGTTTCTTGGACATGAAAGTAGGCTCCATCTAGGGGATGCGTCGCTTCACAGCGAGGCGGTCGCCTTGCCAAAGGGCGGTTGAGGCAAAGAGCCGCGATGACGCGGCCCTTGTCGGACTCAGTCGGTGATGCCGAGGTCTTCTCTGAGTTTCTTCGCGGCGGCGAGGCGCTTCGCCTTCGCCTTTTCCGGATCAGTGCCGCCCGGATCGTCATCGGGCTCGTTGCCGGACCCGTCATCGGAGCCGATCGCGGACTTGATGCAGTCGAGCATCTTCTCGTGCGAGGCCGCTGCATCGGCATGATGCGAGACGGCCGCCTCGAGGAGCGCCTTCGTCGCGGCGGAAATGCGCCGGCCCGACTTGGATTTCACAGGCTCGGGCGGAGTAAAATGCACCGCGCACTGCTGCGGGTCCTTGAACAGGCACTCTTCGTCCTTCGACCGGCCGCAGTTCCCGCCAGGGACGAGCGCCCCGCCGTCGGAATTGGTGCCCTCGCCGGCAGCCTTCGCAGGCTCGCCCATGCCGAAGGCCTTCTCGTAATGGTCAATGACACCTTTCGCCTCTTCCTTCGCGGCCGGAGAGGCGTCGGTCGACGGGAGACGAGAGGCGGCGGCCCTGATCCCACCCTTGACGGCCTTCAACGTGCCGTCGACGACGTGCGCGAACGGCTCCTTGTAGGAGCCGCGGAGTTTCGGTTCGGCCGCGTCATAGAGCAGAAAGCCCTTGCGCGCGACCTCGGGGTTGAAGTTCTCGCCGCCGGCATGCTCGAAGATGCTCGCCTCGGCCGCGGGGCCGTCCCAGGATTCGTTCTGATCGAGCGGGAGATCGCGAGCCGCACCGACCTTCCAGTCGGCGGCCTTCGTCTCGGCCTTGAGATACTGACGTCGGACGGTCTTCGGGGTCTTCGCGAGTTTGAAGGTCTCCTCGAGGAGCGTGCGCGGCACGAGCACCGACCCGCCGCCTTCGTCGAGGATCTTCTCGGCCCACTCTCGGAGGGGCGCCGTGTCGATGCCTGCGGATTTCGCCGCAATCAGCGCCTCGGGATTGGCGGGGACGGGGCAGCAGGAGTATTCGAGGAGTTCCTGTTCGATGAAGTCGAGGCCGAATTCCCTGCCGGGCTCATCGGAGAATGCGTACTTGATCGGCGCAAATCCCACCGAGACGGCCGACAGATATTTCCCCTGATACATGCGGAAAACGGTGTCCGCGAACGGGGAAAGATCCCGATTCATGAACTCCGCTCTGCTCATGAGCGCGTCGGAGGTCTTCGTCACGGACAACGCGCGCCCGATCGGAGGCTCGGAACTCTGGTGGCACCAGAGCACCACCGGAGACCGCATGAAGTTCTCGGTCTGCCAGCCGGCCACATTGATGCTGTCGCGCATCCGATCGACGGCAGCGGTCGAGATCGCGAAATCGACCGTGCGCGCGTTCTCGTCGACGGCGCGCGTCTCCGCGCTGAAGGCGCGGCGCAGAGCCAGGCCTTCGGCCTTGCCGCTCTTGACGGCCTCGACGAATGCCGCGCGATCGGTCAACCGAGTCTGAGGCATCGAGCCCTCCTTACGGCGCGACGAGCGCGGCGAGCATGCCGACGTTGGTGTTGTCGCCCATGCTGTGAATCGCGATGTCGAAGCGCTCCGTGCCGAGGATCGCGATCTGATCGCTGTCGAGATAACGCTCCGGCGAGCGCGCGATGGTGATGGCTCGACGCTGGCCGAGCACCGCTCCGCTATACATATCGCCGAAGGCCATCATGACCTTGCCGCTCAGGGTCGTGCTGATGAGCGGCAGCTTCTGCGTGAGGACGACGGGGAAGCCGAGATAGTGGGGCGTCGGAATGCCGTCCACGTCGCGCGTGTCGAGATAGCCGCCGCCAGCGCCACTCGAGAGGCGGCAGAAGGTCTGCGCGAACGCCGTCTGGGAGCAGAACCAGGCCGCGCGCGGGACCGCTGCGGCTTCGATCGCCGAGACGAGGCTGCCCAGGTCCGTGGTGTCGAGCGTCAGAAACGTGTTGTGGCTGCTCGCCGCCGTGACCTTCGCCTTGCCGTGATTGCCGTCCAAGGCCCAGGTGCAAATGCCGGTCATGCCGCCATAGGTCGAAGTGCCGTCGCCGTTGAAGGCGCAGTCATCCTCTTTCGCGGCAAAAGCCCACGCGACCTGATTCGCGACGAAGTCCACGATCTCATCGATTGAGTCTTCCTCGAGCTCGCTCGAGAGCTGCACAAGCGTGCCGATCTTCTTCGTGCTGAGCGCGACGGTGTCGAGGCTGAGCGTCCCTGCGGAAACCGTATTGTTCTGCGCCGTGAAAAATGCGGTCGGGCCGCCCGTGTGCCGCGGAACGTGGGTCGCATCCGAGGCCATCGTCACGACACGAGCACGACGGCGGAACGCGCCATAATAGTCGCGGATGTCGAGGATGGCGCGGGCGAGCTCGTTCGGGACGAGGAATCCACCGGACGAGTTGATCGTCTCATCGGCCGCCCGAGTGATGCGCACGCCGTTCGCCTTGCACCACGCGAGGGCGTTATCACGCGCGAAGATCGTCGCGAGAATCCACTGGCCCGCGCGCTGATAGCGCGCCTCGATCTCAGGCCCGGAGCCGGGAAAGGCGCGGTGTTTCATTTCTGGCTCCTAGATTTCAGCGCCGCGCGGAGGGACGCGATGTATTGGGAATCCCTGAAGAACGCCGTCCAACTCGCCACGTCGAAGGAGTTGATGTCGATTTTGATCGAGGGCTTGTCGTCAGGCAGCGTCGCGAAGAATGACCGGAAGCCTGCCGCAATCTCGGGAGGTAGCACGCTACACTCTGCGTCGATTGCGGGGATGCTCACCAAGCAAGTGCCGTCGGGCCGCCCCTCAATGTCCGCGACGCGAACCCCGCTGGCCTCGACCTTCGGCACGAGCGCGCCCGTCGCATCCTGCTCAAGCCCGAAGGCGTCGAGAATCCGCTTGCTCGGCGTGCCGTTGAATCCGGTCATGTTTAGCCTGCGGGAGCGGTGTCGTCTGGTGTCGCTGCCGGGTCGCCTGCCCCACCAGGAGCGGCGTCGCCGGTAACGTCGCTGCCAGGACCCGTCTCCTGCCCGATCGGCGTGAAGCCGATCGGCGCGACGTTCGTCGGCTGATAGAGCGTGTCGCCCTCGGGCACGTCCGGAAGACCCTCCGCACGACGCGCCTCGTTCGGCTGCAGGAACATGCCGACGATGCCGGTGCGATAGGCGTTGTAGCGGCTGACGATGTCGGCCCGCAGGAAATGCGACGTGTCGAATTCGACGAAATACCCGTCCTCGAGGAGATCGAAAGTCTCGTTCACCTTCGACTCAATTCGCCCCACCCAGGACATCACGACGTCGTTGACGTATTCCTGCTGCGCCTGAGCCATCGTGGCGTTCGTGGAGCGGTCCCCGGTGATCCCGAGCTTGTGCGACGGCATCCGGAAATACCGCGCCACCTCTTCGACCTGGTGCTTACGGGCCGCAATGAACTCGGCGTCGACCGATGTCATGCCCTGGCGCGACCACTTCGTACCTTCCTCGAGGATCGCGGTCTCGCCGGCATTCGAGATACCAGCCCGGCGGTCCTTCCAGGTCTTCCGCAGCCGTTCGTAAGCGGCCTCGGAGAGCCGCGTGGGCACCTCGAGGATGCCGCTCAACTGCGTGCCGTTGCTCGCGAAGATCGCGGCCAAGTCCTGTTGAGCCAGGGAGAGGCCGATGGCGTCCTTCCCCGAGGCGATCGCCGACTGCCCCCACAGGCTATTCAGACTCATGCCGCGGATGTGCAGCATGTTGTCCGAGGGGATCATCAGCGGGAGCGGCTTGAGCACCGCCGCCAAGTGCTGGTTCTGCCGCGCGACGTTGTAGAAGATCGAGCCGTCCGGGGCCTGGTAGATCGTCGTCCAGTCGGGATTGACCGGGATCAGGCTTAGCGGCTCGCCGAAGCCGTTGCGGATGATGGGCGCGTAGGCGTTGCGGCGCAGGAGGAGCGCCGCCATCATCATTTCCTTGAACTCGAAGCCGTTCTGCCAGTTGTTCGGCCGCTGCAGCAACTGCTCGAGCGGGTGATCTTGGACGATCACCTTGCCGCCGTTCGATTGCCTCCGATAGATGTGCCAGGGCAGTTTCGCCACGTCCTCGGCGAGGATCGTGACGCACGCCCAGACGGCGGAAACCCGCAAGGCGGAAAGCTGGGTTATCGTCTCGCCCGTGGCGCTTCGGCTCGAGCCGCCGAAGAAGGACTCGAACCACTCGTCGATCGTCATCTTCTGACGGCCGAAGCGTCCGATTATCCGTGACCAGAGGCTCATTTTGCCGCTCTCCGCTCTGGTTACGGCGGCCTAAACCGTCAGAATCCCACGCTCCTCGTACACGGAACGTTTCTCGGCGCCCTCGCTGGCGCCGATGGCCATCGCCAGCGCAACGATGCCGTCGATCCGTCCCGTGGACTTCCGCTTGTCATAGACGCGGTTTGCCTTCGCATCGGCCACGTGAACCGCAGAGGCCGCGCAATACGTCAGGGCGGGGTTGCGCTTGATCTTGAGCTTGCGACTGCCGAGCAACTCCTCAAACAATTCGACCGAACGCGGCATCCAGAGCTGGCTTTCCTGCGAGCGGTAATATCCCTGGCCGTGCGGCACGAGTTCGAGCTCCAGCCCGATCTCGGCAACTTCCCGCTCGAGGTATTTGATGCGGTAGGGATCGAAGCAGACGCGCCGAAGCCCGCGCTCGACCTGCAATTCCGCAAGCCGCTGGGCGATGAAGCGGTAATCCACAGCACGCCCGGGCGTTGCCGTAACGTGCCCCTGCTCGACCCAGAGATCGTAGGGCACGCGATCACGTCGAGAACGCTCCTGAAGCGTATCTTTCGGCGTGAAAAACTCGACTTCGACGTGAACGAATCCTTCCGCGTCGGGCTCGTACCTCAGGCCGAGCGCGGTCAGATCGCGCGTGCCGGAAAGGTCAAGTGCTCCGCTGATCTCGAGGCCCTCGACAGCCGCGCGGTCGAAATCGCTCTGCGCCGCTTCCCAGAGTTCCTGGTCAATGGCGGGGTTCGCCGCCTCCACCCACATGCAGAAGTTGAGGCGCTTGACGATCGACTGCTTCGCCGGCATCCCCAAGGCTTCCCGGACCTGCTTGCGCAGATACTCGGGCTGAATCGTCACGCCAAGGGTGGGATTGACCTTCGGCCAGCAGGATTCATCGGCGAAGGGGTCATCCCCGTCGTCGAGGTTGCAGACGTAGGCAAACCACTCATCGTCCTCGATTTGCCGGGTGACGATGCGCTCGGAATATTCGTGATGCTGGTAGCAGATCGAGGTTCTGTCGACGCCGCTATTGGTGATCTCGAGAACGAGGGGCTGCTTGCGCCCCTTGAGGCCGGCCGTGATCTTCTCGACCACGATCGGCGTCGGGTGCTCATGCACCTCGTCTATCAATCCGTAATGGACGCGCTTGCCGTCCAGGCCGCGGCCTTCCGAGCTGATCGGCCGGAAGAATGAACCGGAAAGCCTATGAGCGAGATTGAAGACCTCGCGATCTCCCGAAAGCTGAAGCCGCTTGCTCAGGGCCGGTGACGCGCGGACCATGCCCACGGCATCGCGGAACGGAATCTGCGCCTGGTCCCGCATGGTGGCGGCGGTGTAACATTCTGCCGCAGGCTCATTGTCGGCCACGAGCATATAGAGCCCGATGCCCGCCCCGAGGGGGGATTTCCCCGAGCCCTTGCCCGTCTCGATGTATCCCGTGCGGAACCGCCTCGGGCCGCCCTTCCCGCGCCGCCAGCCGAATAGGCTACCCACGCAAAAGAGCTGCCAGGGCTCGAGAATGAACGGCTTGGGTTCGTCGGAGCTCGGGAGCTTCAGAACGTCATTGAAAAACCGGGCGATGCCCTCTCTGACGCCAGGCCAGTCCCAATAGAGGCCACGGTCGGGGCCCTTTTCCAGATCGTCCAGGTGCCGCGCCGCCGCCGCCCGAACCAGGGGGCCGGCAACGATCTTCCCCGCAACTACGTCCCGGGCGAACTTCTCAACCGGGTCGCTTGCCCTTTTCGCCGAAGAAGGCTTCCGCGGCGTCCGGCTCGGCATCTTCGACCTTCCCACGGGGCGCCAGGAGCAATTCGGCCTGTCGCCGGTATTCGGTGATCCTCGCGGTCGGAAGGTCGCGCTGGTCCTCTATCGCCGCCGCGAGCTGGCAATAGGACTTGAGCACCTCGACCTGAAACTCGGTGAACCCAGGATGCCTGGCGACCATCTCGTCCCAGATCTTCGCCGCCCGGCCCTTCAGGAACTTCGGGCGCACGGGAGGCGGGGCCGCAGGTCCCTCCAACATCGCAGCCCGATCCGGCCGAAATGTGCCCTCGATGACCTTGAGATGCGTTGGCTTACCCTTTGGGCCTCGGCGCATAATTAAAATCACCCCAAAGTTTTATTTGCCGCGTCGCACGCCGATG